CGCAATCGTGACCGCCGAACCGCTCACTCGTCGCGTCTATGTTCATCCGATGACATCGGCGACGATCTATGTCGGACCGGAAGGCGTCACAAGTTTGACCGGTCTCAAAATTGACAACGCGAACGGCATCGTCACGCTCGAGGTGCCGATGAACGAGACGCTCTTCGCCATTGCTGGAACCGGGACGCCGATTGTCTCGGTATTAGTCCAGGGAGACTAAGACGATGCCGTGGCACATCGAAGACAACTCTCCCTACTGTGAAGGCTTCGCCGTCGTCAAAGACTCGAACGGTGAAGTCGAAGGATGCCACCGAACACGAGCACAAGCTGAAGACCAGCTGGCCGCGCTCAACATCTCAGAAGACGAAGACGACCTCGACGACGATGTAGAAGACGAGATCGACACCCTCATCGACCACGCCGACGAAATGACGAACCGCGCACTCGTCGAACAGATACTCGCAAAGGTTCGCCGCGAGAGATAAACTCCAACCAGACCGACACCTCGCCGGCCGGATACGAGCACCTCGCCACTCGCGACACCCTCTCCGGATCCAGGACGACACCCCGGAAAACCCAACCAGCTAGACAACGGGAGAACACCGTGAACGCATTCCTCAAAACCCTCCACGAAAACCGTGACTCAAAGCAGAGCCTCATCGAGGCAACTCTGACACGAGCACATGACGAGGCTCGCGATGTCACAGACATCGAAGTCGCAAACATCCAAGCCCTCACCCTTGAGATGACAAAGCTCGACGAGCGCATCGAACAGATCACAGACCTCGAAGTCCGCAAGGCAAAAGCCGCGAACCTCGCCGCATCTGTCGAAGGCGAAAAAGTCGAGACACGCTCAGCCGCTCCGACTCGCGTCATCTCAGAAGAAGCCACCTATCACGAACGCGCCGGACATGACTTCCTCGCGGACGCTATGGCGGCCGAGTTCGGCGGAAGCTACGAAGCCCGCGAGCGCATCCAGCGCTACCAGAACGAAGTCCGCCTCGAAAAGCGTGACTCCGGGACCGCTAACTTCTCCGGCCTCGTAGTACCTCAGTACCTCGTCGATCAGTTCGCGCCACTTCGTCGCGCTGGCCGTCCGACCGCTGACATCTCCGTAAACGCTCCGCTACCCGGCGTGGGCATGACGGTCAATCTCGGCCGCTTGACTACGGGAATTACCAGCTACGCGGCAACAGAAGGAACCGCCGTTACTGAGTCCGATCCAGATGACACCCTCCTCACCGTCAATGTGCGGACCGTCCAGTCGATGTGGGATCTCTCGAAGCAGGCATCGCTCCGCGGTGTAGGCGTCGAAGACCAGCTCCTCGGCGATGGCATCCGCTCCTACCACTCACTCCTTGACGGACAGATCCTCAACGGTGACGGCTCAGCTCCTAACCACCGAGGCATCCTCAACACCTCCGGCATCGGCTCGGTCACATACACCGACGCGAGCGCAACATGGGCAGAGTTCTATCCGAAGCTCGTCGAAGCGATCACCTCAATCTCGACGAACTTCTTCGGAGCGGCGACTCACATCGTCGCGCACCCGAGCCTCATCGGATGCTGGCTCCGCGCACTTGACACCACGAACCGGCCGATCTTCTCGCCGACCGCTGGCAACCCAATGAACGCGGCCGCAACTTTCGACCGTCCCGACTACCTCGGCGGCGGTCTTCAGATCCTCGGTATCCCCGTGGTCGCTGACGCGAACATGCCGACCAACCTCGGCACCGGCACGAACGAGACCGCGGTCATCGTTGGAGACTTCCGCGAGAGCTACCTCTGGGAAGACAACTCCGGGAACCCGCTCTTCGTTCGCTTCGAGGAGCCATCAGGCACCAACGCGATCCGGACGATCCTCTTCGGCTTCTCGGCATACTCCGCCGGCAAGTACCCGACGGCGTTCTCCAAGATCACCGGCACCGGCCTCATCACATCCAACTGGGCCTAATCGGTCCGCCTACCGGCCCCGGGAGCACATCCTCGGGCCGTCGGAAGGTTCACATGAACATCGACGCACTCATCGCCGCATACGAACACGAGCTCGACGGCTACCGCCGCCGCGGTCTCGTCGATCGTGCGAAGCTCGTCGAAGCAGAGCTCCGTCGGCTCGGTCACTCGGATGGTGTCACGCCTCTCGAGGATGTGCTGACTGAGCCGGCGAGCACCCCCACGATCAAGCCAGAAGCATCTCAGAAGCCCCAGAAGGCCGCGAAAGATGCTCCAGCACCTAAGAGGCCCACAACCCGAAAGAAGCGATAGATGGCCATCTCGAATGGATACGCGACACTCGCCGAGCTGAAGAGCTACCTCAAAATCGAGGACTCTATGGAAGACACGCTCCTCGAGCACATCGTCGAGGCCGCGTCCCGCTCCATCGACCGCATCGCGAACCGCCGCTTCTATCTCGACTCATCGGCATCGGCTCGCACCTATCGCCCGAGCGATCTTCTCCGTGTCTTCGTGGATGACTTCGGATCTACTTCTGGACTCGTCGTCAAGACCGACCCGAACTCCGCCGGCGTCTATCAGACGACTCTCGTCGTAAACACGGACTTCATCACCGAACCGGTGAACGCCGCCGCGAAGGGTCGCCCGTGGAACTACATCACAATCGTGTCCGGTGAGAGCTTCTCTCTCCCGACTAACTACCGACCCCAGGTCGAAGTCACGGCCCGCTGGGGATGGCCTTCAGTACCCGACGACATCAACCAGGCGACGCTCATCCTCTCCGCGGATCTCTACAAGCGGAAAGACTCCATCGGCGGAGTCCTCGGACTTTCCGAGCTCGGCGCGATCCGCATGTCCCCACTCGGCCGCGACATCACCGCGATGGTCCGCGCCTACAAGCGGGAGTTCTTCGCGTGATCCCCTCAACCGTTCGCGCAAACTTGAAGACCGCCCTCTCGACGGTCGTCACTCGCGTCTTCGATTATGTGCCCGATCAGGTTCCGGCCCCGTGTGCCGTCGTCGGGAACATCACGATCACCTTTGACGAAGCACAGAACCGCGGCCTCGACATGGGGGAAGTCGATGTTCTCGTCATCGTGTCACGAATGAACGACAGAGGAGCCCAGGACAAGCTCGACGGCTTCCTCGCTGGATCGGGAGCTGGCTCTATCAAAGCCGCACTCGAAACAGATCGAACACTCTCGGGAGCGCTCGCGACGCTTCGAGTCATCCGCGCGGCACCGATCACCATCGAGGTCGCCGGCGTCACATACTTCGCGTACCAATACGAGGTGGTCCTTCATGGATAGTTACAAAATCATCCACAAAATCGCACTCGGAGAGCCTGGCTCTACCGTGTCACAAGCCGAACTAGAGGACGCCGGTGTGAACATCGACGCCCTCATCGCATCGGGTCACATAGAATGTGACAAGAAGGCCACCCGGCCGAAAGCTCAACCAGAGGAGTAGCTAATGGCTCAATACATTCCCATGACCCAGGTCACCGTGAACTCGGTGAACCTCGACGACAGAGTGGTCTCATGTGTGCTCACACGCGCAAAAGAGAGCCAGGATGTCACAACTCAGGCGGACACCGCTCGCAAGTTTCAAGGCGGCCTCGAATCGGTCACCGTGGACATCGAGTTCCAGCTTGACCAGGCGGCCGGCGAAACGACCGCCACTCTCGAGGCACTCGTCGGATCGACCACGACTCTCGTGATGATCCCGATGACTGGCGCGGTCTCTGCCACCAACAGGCGCTATACGGTGACCGGGGCCTTCCTCGAGAGCTTCAGTAGCATCGACGGCGGCCTGGGCTCCGTCGCGACAACGACCGCTCAATTCACCGGAGGATCGCTCGTCATCGCGAGCACATGACCCCATGATCCCGAAGCTTCAGATCTCCGTCCAGCACATCGACGGGATCGCCGGGACATACCCGGTGACTCCGTGGATCATCGACCAATGGGAAAACATGGCGAAGACTTCGTTCATGCGAACCTTCGCTTCGGTCGAGTCCGCCGATGTGGGGCACATCAACCTCCTCGCATTCCTCGCCGAGCGTCAAGCCGGCGGAGATGTCGCTTCATGGCGTGAGGCCTACATCAAAACACTCGAGAACATCCCGACCGTGGAGGTCGTCCCAGACCCAAAAGAG